TAACATCAAGCACATTGTAGCTTCGATAGCTATCAGTATAAACCACACTATCAGGCGCTACTTTACGTGTAATAACAGGCATTAATGTATCAGACTTGGTATCAGGGACAACCTTGACATAAACCATACCACCGCGCTTTAGTATACCAAATACAGCCACTTTTCCACCAGCACCACGCCCACGCTTTCCCTTACGAGTGCCACCAAAGTAGCTTTCATCTAACTCAACCTCTCCCTCAAAAATATCATCGGCAGTTTGGTCAAGGTGGTACATGATTATTTCACGTATTTTTCTATAAAATAGTGCAGCAGTATTAGGCTGAATATCCAGCAAATTGGCCGCAGTTCTAGCTGTTACCTCAGCAACAAAGAACTCGACAAGCTTTCTTTGGGTGTTTTTATCTAATTTACAACGATTTATCTTCATTTTCATAGAGTAGCACTTCTGCTAATCTACTACAGCCCCTTATATATTCGTTAGTGACGGAATTACCCATGTCACCCAAGTTGCGGCTTACCATGATTCAATACCACGGTTTGCATACGCTCTTTTAAATTCCTCTCTGCGTTTTATCTCGGCGTATTTGTCCATGATCAGGTTAATTGACACGATGGCATTGACGAGATCATTGGAGTCCGTATCAATCTTCCGCAGAATTAGTTCCTGGTAATCTTCCGAATCTAGGATGTAATCATCTTCGGTTTCTCGATAGGAAAAGAACCGGACTAGGAATTCCAAGACTGCACGCTGAACGTTGGCTGAATTATTTGATTGTGTTTGCGGTAGCGGGTCTAAAAAATGATGGGTAATGTTCCTATCCGTTAAATCGAGTTGCACGGTAGCTGTTGGCGCATATACATTTGGTTCAGCTAAAAATCTGATGATTAACGCATTGTTGTCGGCATTGACCCGTAAATCCCACAACAGCATATTTTCCCCGCCTATTGCCGTCATGGGCACATGATCTTTGAAATAAGCGCTGTGCGAATTAAGGACGCGCTCACCGTCAAAGATCATCGGTCGAGGAACTGAAAAAATCAGGTTATATGGATCCGTCTCTGCTGATAGGGCATCAGAAATGTAATGCATGAAATTACTGTGTCTGTTGCCCGTAGAGTCGATTTCGCGTGTAATTTTTACCTTGTCATAAATCTCTTTGATGTAATGTTCGGCTTGTTCAGCAAACTCGTTGAGGACGACAAAAATCTCGCCTTCCATTTCCTCCTTCAGCAAAGCGTCTTGTCTGATTTCTTCTTCGATGGAATCTTCCAGCATTTGCAAATCTTCATCTGAAAATTCACTCTCAAGCATTTGCTCGAATGCATCTAATTGCTCATCTTTTTGCGTCATGTTGCGCCTCTTGAATTAAATGACTCAAATGTACGTTTGACTATGAAAAGGCGCTAAAAACTACGTATTTGTAGCTTCTAGCGCTTTATGCCTTATGCTGCCTTGAGGTTGTCTCCTGAAACCGTTGAAGTACCTTCTTTCTTGGTCACTTCGATGACCAAATCTACCCAGTCCTTTAACCCGCTCTGATGAGAAATGATCAGCACTGTTCCGCGCTCACGAGCCTTTCTGTCCAGCACGACCATAAGTCGTTCTAATCCACTTTCATCGAGCGCATAATCAATTTCATCGGCAATCCATAGATTGATTGGCTTGGTTGCACGGCTCATCACTAAATCTTGAAGGGCAAGAGCTGTAGCCAGACGAACCTTACGTTTTTCTCCGCCTGATAATTTCTTGAATGAAGAACCGCCTGAATCATTTGCAACCGTGATGCTGAATTTCTCCTTCAGCTCACCTTTGGCCGTAGCAGATAGCGTTGACCAAGTTGCATGAATGTTGCCGTCAGACAATGCGCCCAAGTATTCGGATGTGCGGCTATTCAGGAATGGAGTGACGGTATCGAGAATGTGAGCGCGTACACCAGCAGGACCGAAAATATTCACCGCCATATTTGCAAGCTCAACTTTCTCAAGTGCTGAATCTGCGGCTTTCTGCTTGTCTTCTCTGGCTTTAAGGTATTTAACCTTTTTGTCATTCAAGTCTTTTAACTGAGCGACAAATGGACTGACTTCATTAAGCTTCTCGCGAGATTCCGCCTTGATGCGCGCCACAGCCTCTTCTGCGATTTTCTTGCGTTCTTCCGCTAATGACTGGGCTTGTGCATCCTGTTTTAGTTTTTCCAGTTTCGCTTGAAGAGTCGGTAACTGCTTTAACTGATCCTCAAGCTCTGAAATCTCAGCCTCAAGATTTTTCCTTTGTTCATCAATCTCCCTAGCTTTCAGGATGATTTCATTGTTTTGTTTAATTTTGCTTTTAACCAGTGTTTCGCGGGCCTGAATGGCGTCATGCAAATCTTCTGCACAATATTGCTTGCCACATTCATTGCACGGCGTTCCCACTAGTGATTGAGAGTTAGCAATTTCAGCTTTTAACTTTTCGATGTTCTGTTTTTCGACTTTGGCCAAATGGACGCGTGCATTGAAGTCCACGTAAATTTTGCGAAGCTCAAGGCTTTTGGCTGTGTGCTGTTTCTGGATTTCCTTTAACTGTTCAATTTGCTCGTTGATTTGTTCAATTTCTTTGGCAGGGGATTCTAGGTCGAGCTGAGCCTCACATTCACGAATGGTCGCAAGATGCGGTAAGCAAAGTTTAAGATGCTCTTTGGCTCGGTCTTTTTTGGTAATTTCAAAATCTAAAGACTGTTTCTCGACCGTAAGCAGAGATGCCTCAACATTGGCAATGTGAGCGTCAATCAAACTAACCTTATGCAGCGCTTCGCTATGCTCAAGCTTGGCTTCGTTCAAGTTTTTTCGAGCAATGGCATGAGCTGCTTCTAGCACTTCAATCCCAGCAGCTTCCTCGATTAACATTTTTAAGGTCTTATCTGTCATCGATGGAAGGTCAGGCATTCGTTCTTGCCCTGCATAGACGGCTGATGTGAATACGTCTGCTGAGCATCCGACAATGGCATTCACGAGAAGCTGAGTTTCCTTGTCGGTCCCTTTGGTCAGGTTGGTTTCAACGCCAGCTTTATCAACGCTTGAGACAATTAATGCATTCTTGAATTTTTTGCTTTTGCGATAACGAGTAATGTTGTAAAGCTTGCCATCATCTTCGATCTGTAAAGATACACAGCAGTCTTTTTTGGCTGTTTCATTTACAACGTCATCCCCTGTAACATCACGCGCCGTCGTACCGTATAACGCCCAGCAGATACCGTCGACCAGTGATGATTTACCAGCGCCATTTGAATTTGCTGATGTATCGTCATCATTCTTGCCTGTAATTAACAATAAACCGCGATCATCAAGCTCCAAACAAGCTTCTGAAAGGGTTAAGAAATTCTGGAAAGTGGCTTTTAGAATTTTCATTATTCAACGACCTCCATGCGTGCCTTTTCTAAGATTGAGAGACATAATTTGGAAAGGTCGTCTGCCTTGCTCCCAATACCCATTTTGTTCACGAAATCATTGATGGACACTTCGAGAGAAGCACCTGCCTTGATCGAACTCACTTCCTCGCGTTCAACTTCTACGATTTTCTTTTGGGACAGAATCACAACGCCTTTTGCATTGTTATCCATGAGAAATTGACGGATTGTTTCAATGTCAGATTGCTTTGCGCTTGAATTGACCGTACAGCGAACGTAGTTACCAGAAGCCTTGAGTGCCATATCGACTTCGCTCATGCTTCCATCAATCTCGACAAATTGCGGAGCATGAGAGCATCGCCAAGTAACCTTTGAATCGTTCACCAGTAGAAAACCGGCATCGGAATTAACATCCGACCAACTGTTGTGCGTAAGCGCCCCAACTGAGTAAACGCCGTTGCCAAAATCTTTGTGATGATGGTAGTGACCTGCAAATACTCGTTTAAAGCCTTGTGAACCTAACCATGTGGCACTTAAACCATGCGACGGAATGCCAGCAATTACACCATCTACAGGTGCGTGAATCATTAAGGTCCAATCGCTTACGGTTTCAATTGTTCGTAATGGTGAACGAGAAGGCATAGAGTTGATTTGAAGTTTTACTCTTTCAATTTCACTTTTTAGTTCGTTGACATCTTGGAACCACGGAATCATGGCAACGCGTTCATCTAAAAACAAAGACGTCTCGTTGATAATTTCGCAGCCAATGCCTTCTAAAGCTGTAACAGCCGAACCATTACGGTTGGCTTCGCGAAACTCTAAATCGTGGTTGCCTGCAAGAATGCGAACTTTGATTCCCAGCAGTTGTTGAATTACCTTGTAAGTGGCAATAGTGGGATTTAATACTGAAGGACTAATTGAACCGCGCACATGGAATAAATCTCCAGTGTGATACAGGTGCGTTCCACCCATTGCCTTGACTTCTTCTGCCGCTCGCATCGTTTCATTCAGAATGATTTGAAGGCGACTGTTTACATTTTCTGGTGTTGTTTCGCTAAATGCGGACCAGTTGTGGTTATGTGTGTCGGATATGACAGCGTATGGAAAATTGCTCATAAGATACCTTTAATAATAAGCGCTTATTAATAATTACGGACGAACCCCACGCATGATTTTACGAATGCCAGCCACCCAGTTTTTCTCCGCTCTCCAGCATGAAGGGGAGTGTGGTATTGGGTATGAGTAATGTGTATTCGGATCTACTATTACGTTATGGGGACTATTACGCTTTGGTCTTAATGTCCAGCCGTATTGATCTATGAGTTCGTTCGCTAATTTATTAATAACCTTGTTTTTAGACAATTGACGCATAGTAGCTCCAAAGAAGTAGATACTTAAAGATACTGTACGTCAATTGTAGATAAATAAGTAAGGGCTTACTAATAATCAATAGGATTTTTAGCGAATTTTGATTGATTTTGCAATATATTTTGTAGTGTGGGTTGAATTGAAAAGGAAGGCTTCAGTGCGAAGCGTCCGTTGAAATTCCCCTCTAAAGCTAGAAGGAGCGGAATGTTCACCGTACCAGTCTGCGGATCTGGCTATGTAATATAAAAACTTCTTGCCCATCCGATGTGTAACGCCAATATATTTACAGCCTCTGCGCTTTGCTTCCATTAGAGCCATAGAGGGCATTCGCCAAGAACTGTTTTTTATATCCAGCAGTTTCGTCTTCTCACCACGCGCCAAAAGCAAATACATCACGTATTTGCCATCGACGCTGTAAAACGTACCAATTCTTTTGCCATTCACTGTATGCGGTTGACGTTCAATGACCATTACCAAGACCCCAGCACATCCCCATAGAATTTTTGTCGTTCCTGAATACGAAGCTGTTCTTGCAGTTCCTTTTCTTGAGCCAATCTACGTTCAATCTCTACAGCCATTTTCTTTTCACGATCTTCTTGTTTCTTTTTAGCGTTATATTCATGTAATTCGAGTTTTAAGCGGTCTTTTTTGAATCGAATGTAATATCTCTTTAAGGAGTCGTAATTTGTATAGATGTACAGATCAAGACACATATGCACTTCTTTATGAAATGCATTTACAGCTTGATCTGTAGCTAAACCACATTTAATTCTATTCTTGATTGTATTATCTCGAAAACGTATTAATTCAATGATAGCGGTAGGGTGGTTTTCCTCCAGAATTTGCTCAATGGTTTTATCTTTAAAAAGAGGGTTCTCTTGGTATTTACCCGGAAGGAGTGAATTTAGTTTAAATATATTTTTGGAACTCATTCAATTTTCCTCAAATAAATAACAGTCGCTTTTTTACGTGGTGAGTTGAGGACTTGCGGTCCATACATCTTTTGCATGGTCTTGTATAAACGCTCTGCGCTGCGTCCGTCGTCTTGCCCTAACTCGTTATGATTGTTGTGTGCGTGGAGTAGCATCAGCTCTCCAATTTGACCGACAATCACATCCTCTACACATGCTTTGCTGAATATCAGTTTATCTTTTGATGATTGGATATAAACTTCATCGCCTTTGGCCAACCGTTTGGACCATGAAGTACCCAATCTGAAGGTGTTATAAAGTTCGTTATCTAATCCCACAAAAGGTGGTGCGAAATCTAATGCATATTCATGTTTCATGATGGCTAACTGCCTCTATACTTATAGGTTGAACCAAAAGTATAGAGGCGTATTTGTTAGCTGTTAATCAGTTAATTGCGGCAATTACTAACACGCATCGTCACTGTACAAAGCTTCCATTTCATCTTCATTGCTCATCAACGGTGTGACCTCAATGTCATCAGCGCTTGGTGAAATCTTAGGGATTAATGCGCGGAGCTGCTGCAATCCGGTTGGATCTGCTTTCAGTTTGTCGCAAAGCGATTTCAGGTGATATTTCTTACCGTCAGTCCATTCAATGTAAGCGCCCGACTGTTTCAAAATGCCTTTAGCTTTTAAGAACTCAACTAAGTTGTAGTGGCGGTCAAAGAACGCTACGCCATTCTTGTCAAACCACATACGCATAGTGGTTTCTTGGAACGGTTTTGTGAGTTTGGTTTTCACAATTTTAGTTGCAATATCCTGCCCCACAAACTGCTTTTTACCGTTGACCGTTTCCATTAACTTGGTACGGCCAAGAGCAATTCGTACTGATGCGTAATATTCAAAAGAAGAACCGCCTGGTGTGCAGTTATGCACCAAGAAACCGTTGTGCGTATTGCCTGCCAAGAAGTTGTGATTATCCTCAACGGTAATGTCATACATTACCGAGCCTTTATTTTTACTTCCCAAGCGCATTTCTGTCACTTCTGCATAATGCACAACTGATTCATCAACAGGAGCGTCTAATTCGAGCGCTACATAGCGTCCGCGATACTCAATCGGTAACTTGTACTGCATACAGTCTGGCACGTACTGAGCGATCAATTCAGCGATCTTGGCAGTACCTTTTACATCAAAGTCAATACGACCCTGACCGTAACGAATATCATAAGTTAAGCCAAATGATTGATACAGCGATTGACCGATTGCGTCTAATTCATCCTCACAGCCACGCAGTCGCTTAAAGGACAGGTTCAGTGTCTTGCTGCTCTCCTTGTAATTACCATCGTCCATCACTGCAATGGCTAATTGCATAGGTGTCCAGCCATCTTTGAACAGTGTGTGAGGACAGCGGCACAAGTCGTAAAACTTCATCAACTCATGGGTGTAACAGGACTCGTAGCGATGCCCTTTATTGCCCTTGCTAATAGTGATTTCGCGCTTGACGAAGTTTAGGTGGCGTGACAGCAGATCAACCTTCCACTGTGCGTATTCAGGGTTTTCATTGTCCTGAATGATCAGTGCGGCTGTCTGACGTTGCGACGACACGCGCGCCATGTGACTGTCAAAACCGATCAACCCCTTTAAGAACTCAAGCGCTGTTCCTGCAAAGGTGCGTTTGGTGCGAGTAATCACATAGTCGCCTACACGAACGTCGCTAAAATTAATCCAACCTTTGTCTTTCACTTGGACTTTGTGATCATTTGTGCCCGATACCGCAACCATGCCATTGCGCGTTTCAGGACATACAGCGCGGATGTGATACCACTCTTTGTCAGTTCCTTTGATTGAGCCATTGTTGTGCCAACCGATGATGCGTTTTGGCTCAAGCTGACCCGATACTTCATTCCAAGACCATACTTCCTTGCTGATTTTGCCATCAACAATTTGCTTCATGGTTGCGGACGTACCATCGACGAATGGCACCTGAACTTCCGCTCTCAGACAGGTTGGATCACCGAACATCACTCCAATTTTCGTACGCTGTTGGTTCAAATATAAGAACGTTGCATTGTACTTTTCAGCCGTCTGAGCAATTACTTTCAATGACGTACTGGAAGCACGAGCCAGAGCGGTGTTATCGCTCATATTGAATGTGTCGATTTCACGCTTTTTGCCCTTATTGTCATAGTAAACAGATTGAGGAATTGCCGATGCAACCGAGTCAAACACGCAAATGATTGGCGCATCGTCTGGAATTGTTGCTGAATTGCGGATCAACTCAACTGCACGCATTGCTAAAACATTGCCTTCTTCCCAAGTTTCAGGCTTTTTATAAATCCAGAATGGACGCTCCGTCTTTAAGCCTAGATTCTTCGCAAGGTTAATATCAAAGGAACGTTCCCAGTCAAAGAACATGGCAATACCGCCAGCTTCTTGGGCGCGAATCATTAAGTCAGTCGCCTCTGCGGTTTTACCTGATGACGGTGGACCATACATTTCAACAATGCGACCATAAGGAATACCGCCGTCATAGCGTCCAGAAATCGCAAAGTTTAACTCTGGATCGCCAGTATCAAGCCAGTTAGTCACTGTTTGCGTTTCTTCGTTGTCGCCAATTAATTTTTCTAAGTCGTCAGCTAATGCAGATAAATTTGGTTCCATAATCATTGTCCGTTATAAAAAGGTTTCATGAAATTCGGTACGTTTTTGAGAATCGAGCCAAAAGCTAACTCGCCGCATAACTCGGTAAAGTCATCCGGATTGATTTCGCCTTGGATGATTTCGAGGTGTTCTTTTTGAAGAGGGGCAGGACGTAGCAATTGCATAAGTTCTAGGTTTCTCAAGAACAGTCTGCGCCCTTGACCTACATATGCATCCATGTGTGCTTTCAGCGCTTTATTTCGCGCCTTTTCGTTTTGCTCATCCGTTAGTGAGCTGTCTTCCACATAGATGAATTGGCTTTCCCATTCCTCTTTTGTGTATGGGGAATTGCCTGCATAAAGTGATCGCAAAGCTTTTGAAGGTGGCTTTAATCCAGCGTCGCATAGTTTCCAGAACTCATTTACTGAACCGTATTCAGCAAGAATCTTGATTGCGGTCGCTTCACCAATTCCCCCAACACCGCTGATGCAGTCCGAAGAATCGCCTTGTAATGCTTTGCCTTGAAGAAATGCCACAGGTGATTTGAAGCCTGTTTTCTCATAAAAATTAGCCCAATGAATGAAACGGCTTTCATCACGAGGGTCACGCCACGAAACGTTTGGCTTAACTAGCTGTAACCAGTCACGGTCACCGGTAATCAATAAAATACGATTGTTGGGATCGCTTGCGAAACGTTGTACAAGAATGCCAGCAAGATCATCTGCTTCATGTATCGCGCTAGTCATTTGCTTAATGCCCAACGCTTTTAAAGCACGTTTAATAAAAGGGCACTGCGCTTTGTAAGCGTCATGCTCTTGTTGCATTCTTGGATCAGATTTGCGATTGCTCTTGTATGAAGGTTCACGCTCAAAACGCCATTCAGCACGACCGTCCCATAAAACAACCATGCCTGCATGCGGATAGCGTTGTCTTAACTCGCGCATTGTCTTGATAAAGCTAAACACCGCCTGAGTCTGCATTGAGCCTGAATAGAGCTTGATAGCGTGCTGCGCTGCGTAACCGATTGAATTGGCGTCAACGAGAATAATTAGATTTTCCACGTTAATCTCCCCAAAAAGAAAGCCGCAGCTATAGCGGCTTTCTTTCAAGTCATTGATTAGGATTAGCTTGCTTCTTGGTGCGCATCATCTAAGAGCGCTTCCAATTCATCACCCAAATCAATTTCAGTTACATCCAAAGATGAGGTGGTGACATCTTTGTATGAAACATCTGTCACATCACTAGCCAAGGCTGATGATGTGCCAATGGTTCGTTCAGCAGGGACGTGTGTCGGCTCTGCAGGGGCATAAAGTCCAGCAGCGCGTCTAATTGCACCCAACGCAAGGCGTTTTCTCTCTTCGTTTGCTTGTTTGACATAATCGTCAAGGTCAATCATACGTTTGAAAACTTCTGGATCAACGTGAACCTTTTTGGAACCCGGTAATACGTTGTATTTCGTATTAAGACCTGTACCTTCACGGTTGATGGTAACAACTTGATGATCCACAAAAATTGCTTCACCCCAATCGTCCATCATGTCCAGAATTGAGCTAAGTGTTAATTTGCCGACTTGAAGAGCTTTAGGCTGACCGTCATGCTTGCCTGAATCATCAACTTCAAGAACATTGAGCAAATACACAGTTGATGCTTTCGCGTCTTCCAATGTTTTGATCTGTTCGTCAGTTGCATTGGCACCAATTAAACGACCTGCTTCTGCAATGGCATCGCAGATAGGACAGTCTTCATCAAAAGTTTTAGACATACATACATGAACGGTCGTTTCTGGCTTTCCGTCCGTGACTTTTGAATAATCCTTAATGAAGTGCTGTGAGAAGGGTTTGTAGAACTCTTCGTTACGTTCTTGGTTCCAGTCTCCCAGTAAAACGTAATTGTTTTTACCCGGCTTTGGTTTGATGGTAGATTCACGGCTTTTGAGGGCGTCTTTGTTCTTCTTTGCGTTTGCTAAAAGTTTTGCTACGTTCATTGCTTAATGTCCTACTGTCAAAAGGTTTAAATGCTCAATTGCTAGAAGTTCATGCTTTGCACTCAAAATGCCTAATTACTTAGAACTAGAAAAATTTTGAGTGCATTTCATTATAGTAAGCGCTTACTAATAATTTCAGGAATTAAGAAAGATTTCGATTTTTTTTCATGGCATGTTGAGCGGCTTCTCTACCTTGGCTAAAGGTCTGGATATGCTGTTCCTGATATTCATTCATGCGGAGCTGGCCCTGACGTTCCTGACGGCTATAGGCACCCCGTTGAATCAGCATGTCGTTACGGTCGCGTAACGCATAGACGAATCCTTTATGAATATCGGCATACATTTCCGCTTCGATATACAGCTCCTTGGCTTTAATCCAGCGGGAATCTTTACGGACGGCGTTTTCTACCGCCTTTTCGGTGACCTTCTCACCGTTAGCCAAGAAGTGTTTGCGATAAGCCTCATAGAGCAGGGCTTCAAGACTTTCAAACTTCAACTTGACCTTTGCTGCCTGCGCTACAGCACGCGCTGCACGCTCATTCTGATACGCCGCAAGCGATGCTTGAGTTCTCATTGCTACATCAAGCGTGGCGTCTGTAAATTGAATGTCCCTGTTGAATGCTTCTACATCAGGGGCATATTTCAATGAGACGAAGCGCTCAATTTCTTTTTCAGATTTAACCTGTTTATCAGACTGTTTAGGCTCAAAGTTCGGAATGTCCTTCGATTGAAGTTCCACATCATTTGGCAGCTCTTCGCATACTGTGTCCACCGATTCTTCGACCGGCGGGAGGATAGGGCGTTCTTCCGGTTGTGGCATTGGGGTTTGCTCTGCTTCCACTTCCTTCAGCATGTCCTCAACTGATACTGAATCATTAACGATTTCGTGCGGTGTGGCTTCTGGCACTTTAGGCTCAAACGCTTCTTGCAGATCTAGTTCCTGTTCTGCATCAAGCTGTGCCTCTCGCTGCTGTTGATTGATCTGCTCCTGAATCTCTTCGGGTGTTACCTGCGCGGCTCCCTCAATGGATGCTTCAAGTTCAGCGGCAAGCAATTCTTCGTCTTCCAGCAGCTCTTCATCCAATTGAATATCGTCCGCGCTTACAGTTTCAGTCTTAGCCTTTTTCTTTTGCTCTTCCTCTTCAATCAAAAGGTTTTGTTCGTCCAGTTCTGCAAACAACTCGTTTAGCGTTTCGTCGTCGAAGTTATCAACAGTTTCAATTTTTGACATGTTTAATTACTCTCTTAAAAAGTTTATTTAGCGTAATAAGTTGCATTTGGATGTAAACGCAGAGCATAAACATCCAACTGATTAAGAAATTAAGAAATAATGTCAGCAACCTCCTTGAATGCTTTTACAAGTCCTTCCAGCTTTGTAGGGTCAAAATGGCATTGCTGTGGGTTAAGTCCGCAAACAATGGTTGCGTCTAATTTAGGGTTGTAGAAAGTCATGCCTACGAGATCGCTAGGGGATACCTTAACGTCAGGTAATAAGTAGCGAATTGACTGACTTCCAAGGGCAACAATGACTGGCGGTTTAAGAAGCTCGATTTCTTTGGCCAAATGAGGACTACATCCATTGATTTGACCTGTCGTTAAGAACTTGTCTTGTTTTTTGGCTTTGACGAGCGTTGTGTAATAACCGTCCGCAACAGCTAATTCATTTTCTTTAATTGCAGCTTTGACATATTGAGCAGATTCGCCTTCGAGTAGTTTTCCTTTCTTTTCTTCCTCCCAAGTTGGACAGTCCGAAACAACCATAAATCGTATCTTTTTACCCAAACGAATATCAGGATGAACCTGTCCAGCAAGGTCGCAACCGTTACATTGCTTGCAATCGCGCATATGCTCGACCAACGAAGCTCGCAGGAATGGCTCTGAGGTATCTGTGTATCTATCTGCTTTTACAGAATCAATAATTAATCCTGGTAATAGCCTCATTTGGTCCTTTCGTCGTGAGAGGTCTTTCGCTGAAGGCTCACTAGGTTCAATGCTTGCAAACGCCCCAATTGCTCTGAGATTTTCAACGATTGTTTTATTCACTTTCGAGTTTGGTTGAGATGCTGCTTTCTCGAACTCGTCAAAGCTATCAAAACGTTTTTTTGGTGGAACTGAACCATCAGGACCATAGACCGGTGTGGTTTCACCTGTCTTTCTCGACTTCTTGTAGCGAACGACTTTCCAAGCCCGATTCTTCTCTCTCAATTTCACAATCGCTTTGGCAATCGTTTCTGAAATACCTTTGACTGCATTGAAAGGCGCCAAGATTTCAGTATTGGATTTAATCTTATAACGATCGGCTGAATAATTAATATCAGGAGGAAGAATCTCAATGCCGCATTCACGCGCATCTTTCACAAGTCCAGTGAGCTTATCTTCTGTATCAACCACGCTAAGACTTGCGGCAAAGTATTCAGCAGGGTAATGAACGCGAATATATGCGCACCAAACCGAAATGATTGAATACTCCACAGAATGCGACTTGTTAAATTGGTAGTTGGCGTTTGCTTCTGTTTGTTCCCAAATACGCTCGGCAACTGATTCTTCTAAACCATCATTCAAAATATTTAATGATTTAATTTTCATTGGTTAGCGCCTCGATCTTTGAAAATTCTTTCTTGGATTGGTCCACCAACCCATTGCCAGTTCTTACCCAAAACAATGTGACTGACGGCATTGTTAGAAATGCCATATTCTTCCGCGAGCGCTTGTAATGTCACACCATTGTTCCGCTTCTCGCGAATTGCCACTACCTGCTCAGGTTTAAGTTTGTTTGTGTTTACTTTGGTTCCGCGAGCTGTAGTTCCATGTTTTTTCTTGTCTCTATGATTTGCCTTAACGGTATCCCATCGTAAATTAACCAATCTGTTGTCTGTCTTATCTCCATTACCGTGACACGCTTGCATTCCACTTGGTCTTTCTCCGACAAATGCTTCAAGCACCAACTTGTGAATCATTGGACAAATTTGCTTCTGTTTCTTACTTAAAAATACACACAGGTAGCCATCACGATGTTGTTTAGGTTTTAACACTTGCCCTTTTGCTAGACGTTGACCACCATGAGGAACAGCGACCATGCGGTCAAGCGACCGCACACGCCCTAAGTCTGAAACTTCATACAAGCCTTCGTAGTTCTTAATTGCTTTCCAGTTTTCCATTTAAACAACCTGTTTTTAATTCAATTTGATTAATATAAGTGATTGATTTTATGAATAAAAGTATTGAATTTCAGCGCTTTCAGCGAATGCTTCTTCTACCGTTCTCATCACGCCATCAGTGCATTTGAACTTCTCCATTCGATGCACTTTTAACTTTGTGCCATCTTCAAGTTCAACCTCTACAAACCCCGCTTTAGCACCATCAATAAACTTCGGTTTCAATTCAGCCATTTTCTTAAGGTCTTTTTTACCAATCGCTTTTCTGAGGTGATCTGATTCAGCCATTGAGAACCCTGCCAACTTACGAGCAAGCGCCATCGTTTGCTCTTGATACACAACAACGCCATAAGTGTCAGACAGAACAGGTTCAAGGACTTCATGTGCGTAGGTGACTTCTTTTAATCCTTTTCGTAAGTCCACATAGTCATCCAACATGCCTGAATCCATAGGGCCCGGTCTATACAAAGCGGTAACAGCACAAATGTCATCAAAGGTTACAGCGCCACCGTTTGAGATATTCTTCAATAGTTGTTGCATGCCGCTACTTTCTAGCTGAAACACACCTACAGTTTCACCGCGACCCAAAGCTTGCATGGTTTTTTCATCATCAAGTGGAATCTTTAATAGATCCAATTCAATACCATGTCGCTCTTTTACATAGTCACATGCAATGTTTAATACATCTAAGGTGGCAAGACCGAGCAAGTCCATCTTGATCAAGCCCCAATCCTCAACTACACGCTTGTCCCAATTGACGACTGGTGACTTTCCTCTAGTCTCGAGCACGGCTCGATTAACGATAGGTTCGCCTGCAACAACAATACCTGCCGCATGTTGGCCAAACGATTTCATTGTGCCTGCAAGCTTAGTTGCATGCTTCCAGATAACAGGATGTTCATTGCGGAACTTGTCTAGCTCAGGCACAGCGTCCGCAGAAGTATTCAGGTCAAGTGACGTTCCATGTTCTTTAAGCACAAGCTTGGTCGCACTTAATTGCATGTTGTTCAAACCGCTGATACGACCTGTATCACGTAGGGCTGAGGCTGAAGCTAGTGTTGAATAGTTCGAGATACCAGCGACATAATCTTCACCATATTTTTCAACAAGGTAATCAATCACCTTGTAGCGACCGCTTGAAGCGAAGTCCAGATCGGCATCAGGCAAGTCAAGACGTTCAGGATTGATGAAACGTTCGAAGATCAATCCAAAACGTATAGGATCAACGTCCGTGATCCCAAGCAGATAAGCGACTAATGAACCTCCAACAGAACCTCGCCCAGGGCCTACAATCACGCCGTTGTTTTTAGACCACATCACCAAGTCTTCAACGAGCAGGAAGTAGGACTCAAAGCCCATCTTTTTTAATATTGAAAGCTCATAGCCTAAGCGAGATTTATATACTGTATCTAATTCAGCTTTCGTTGGCTTATATCCAAGAATCTCTTTAGAAAAGCGTTTCTTCCAGCCTTCCAAGCATTTCGCGCATAGTGTTTTAAATTCGTCAGTGCTTAGCTTAGGTAGGGAAACTGGCTGCTTCTCAAAAATATATTGGCATTTGTCCACCAGCTCAGAAATATTCTTTAGACCTTCTTTCCAAGCTTCCGCTGAATTGACGCGCTCATATTTAGCCATACGCTGAATAGCAGCTTTTGTATGGTCTAAAATGAATTTTGGCTCTTTAAAACCAAAATCTTTTACGTATTGAATAGGACGATAGTGCAAATCAAGTTGGGTATTGGTTGCGATAGCGCTCAATACATCCAAAGTGTCCGCATCTTCATTCTCAAGATAGTTAAAAGGATAAGTGACAACGGTTTTAATTTTTTCGCGTTCATACGCCAAATAGCCTAAGTAGTTTAAGCGGTCGAACAATGGCGTATTGATCGGACTAAATTCAATATATAAATCATCACCAAATCTCGCTTTTAATACTTTTAAGATTCTTTCGTGATCAGGGTGACTAAACAGACCGTACATATCACCAGTCGTTACGACCACATCTTCCAATTTGCATAGAGCATCCAGATCAGTACGGCTGTGGTAGTAATATTGCTCTTTAGAGTTTGCGTCTGTAAGAAGTTTGAATAAGCCTTTAATGCCTTTTTCGCTTTTTACGTAGACTTTAGGGCAGAACATCAAGTTGCGTTTTTCAGCAATACCAGATGAGGCAGGGGGCTTACGATATTTAGAATCGTCATATACACGCAAACGACAACCAAACACCGGCTTGATATTGGCTTTGGTGGCTTTGTTCGAAAAATCTACCAATGCATGTAAGGACATGTCATCAACGATTGCGACCGATGAATAGCCTAAGCCTTTTGCAGCTTCGACAATTTTGTCTACCGTTAATAATGATTTTCCTATCGAAAAGTCAGATTGCACTGACATTGCGTGGTTTAACATAGAGAATCCTATACAACTAATCTCTTACAGCTATTAAATTAAAAATCATTTGGAAATTAACAATTTGGAAGACTCTTCTTTCGCAATCCCAAAACAGGTCAAAAGAACAAAAGCTAACGACACATGGCTTTGTGCAGTGTTTTCTTTCCAGTTGAGTTCTTCCATAAACGCTTTTTTTAGTTCACTGCGCGTATATCCACCCAAAAGAAGCTTTTCGACGGCAAGACTGAGCCAAACTGGAGTTTTTCCTTTCATGGCATTTTCGTTTTTGGCCAATCCATCCTTAATCTCGGTCACTAAACCGCTCTTAACTAAGGTCAATGCAAACGATTGAGCTTTTACAGGCAGCTTCACGATTAATTCCTGCTGTTCCGGTGTAGGCTCAAAAAAGACTTTCTCTACCTTGGTTGCTCGTTCAACGAGAGTCGGTTTCTTTGGTTGGATCCCACCCGAAGAAAGACTTTTGGCTGCATTCATTTCTTCACGTAAGGCTCTGCGTTTAGCTTCTTGCGCCATCCGAGCTTTTTCATGCTGTTTGAGTAAATCGTTTACATTAACAACCTGCTTGATCGCGTTAAGCGTTTCATATGATTTCTGCTCACAAGCCTCAAATGCCGGGCATCGTTGGCAATATTCGCTATCACGCGAAAAACATGAGATTGAACCAAAACAACCAAAAGCCTTTGCTTCAATAAAATCTATTCTTTCGTTTTCGTTTGATTTCATTTAAAACGCTCTCTTTTGCGCTATATACGCTTTTAAAGTGTTGAAATGATTTAGATAGCAACTCGCGTAACGGCTTCTTCAACTTCTTTCACAGCGTCACGAATGAATCGTTTTTCTTTGTTTGTTTCGGCTGTTTTCATGATGCAATTAGCCACAAAACTTAGATTCAATTTGCGACGTCTTGGTCCCCGCGATTCATTTTTCTCAGGCGTATTGAGGGAAAGCTGATATTTGGCTTCTTGTGCCAACAACTCTCTTTCAATGAAATCAGGCGGATTTAAGGTGAATTTGAGTAAAATTTTTGCGAACGGTGAAAGCTGCTGCATTTCTTCTGTAAGAGTCTGCATCAACTCATATGGGCCTAAAATATTTTGGCTCTGGTGATCAACAAAAACGTCATAATCACAGTCATCTTCACCATCACCCATACGATGCAAAATGTCGGACTCGTATTCCGTTCTGTTATCGCCCAAATGGTATTTTTTCAGTAATCTCGATACCATGTTGAGGCAAGCAGTAGTTAAATAAGTCGTTAATTTGCCTTTGCTTTCATCCCAAGTCTGAATCGATACCACGAAAACTTCACAGAAAATGGCATACAGCTCTTCAACGTCAATGCAATAGCCGACTGAGGTAAGTCGGCTAATATTCCGGTGTGCCAAATGACGAAGAAGCTTGTCATGATCTCTGAAAAGCTGATCTTGATTTCTTACCATAGCCCACCCCCAAAAGTGTCCGAATTAACCGAACACTCGTTGAGCCAAGTCTTCCGCAACTTGCTGATCGACTTGAGTGAGCTTGTTAGTAAACGCCAATTTGAGACCGTGCTTGTAATCGTTACGACGCAAGCCAATCATTGCTGCGTTGATTAATGAACGTGGTGAGATGGTGTCGCTGATCTTAGAGTTTGCATATTGCTCGCGTACCAAGTTTGCATAATCCACTAACTTGTCAGCATCCTCTGCGCATAAACCTACACGTTTCTGGATAATCAAGGACTCATCTTCTTTCTTCATGTAGCTCTTATAGATCACTGAGCCAAAACGGTCGTAGTTCGCTGAGTTCTGTAAGTTAGTACCCTGATAAAGACCAGTTTCATCACCTGAACCGTTCGTGTTACCTGTTGCAGCAAAACGGAAGTTTGGATGTGGTTTGATGACACGGTTAGCTGCATCTGCTTCTTTGATATATAAAGGTTTACCTTCTAGTACAGCTTGATATACAGATAAAACGTTTGGTTGCGCGAAATCATATTCGTCAGCCAAATACATCCAGCCATGCTTCATCGCTAAAGCTAATGGCCCAAGCTCAAAGATGGTTTCACCATTTTTAACCGTCCACATACCTACAATGTGAGATTCTTCTGTATTTGAAGTGTGCTGAATACGAACAAGAGGACGGCCAGTTCGAGCTGCGATCTGGTCAAACATTTCTGATTTACCAGCACCTTTGTGTCCCCACACGTAAGGGTTGATGTTTAGCTCCAATGCAATCATGACATCCTTCAGCTCGTTCACGTTCCATACATACGTATCATTAATTTCTGGAATCATTTCCGGGAAGGCAGAGTTCTCAATGCATGAGATTGGAATCGGTTTACCTGAACCACTAAGCGCGCTTTTACCTTTCAGATCAAAGATTTCATGAAATGGTTTAGACACCACAATATCGTTTGGTTTTGCCTCAATATTAGTAAGCGCTAACTTTACATTGTGGTTATTAGTAGACACTGTTGTTTCTTCCTTAGATGTTGAAGTATCTGTTGCTTTTTCTTGTTGCGCCTTTGCTAACTCTGCTTCTTTAGCTCTTTTCAGTTCAGCCTGTTCTTGCATCTTTTTCTGCGCTAAAGGCGACAATAAAGGGCTATCTGGATACTGTTTCTTGTACTCTTCATACGTAGTTTCAGGATGTTTTTCTTTTAAATGCTTAGCAATTACGTGAGTTTTTCCACCACAGATTTCACAGATAATAGGATCGTTAGACATTTATAAGCTCCAAAAACGGATTCGATAATTTATGAAAAAGTATCACTAACTGATATTGAAAGTTTATAAGATTGCATCATAAAAATAAAGTAAGTGCTTACTAATATTTTATAATACCCAAATGATGCAATCTCCACCCAAATTCTAAGCTAACAACATACTGCGTAAACGCGAGATTACAAGGCTAGGTAATTGCTCAACGTCATGAATCACCACATGTTTGTCATAGAATCTACGAACAGAATCATCTTCAATTCCAATACCAATGACGTCTACCTTGCTCTTCTCGATTTTCTTCACCACTTCTTTTAAATGATATTCCAGATCTCGACTGTTACCTCCACCCGCAGGTGAGCCATCAGATAGCACCATCATAATTTTACCTGCTTCCTTACGACCCATTAGACGACGTGCAGCAATTTCTACACATTCGCCATCAATGTTACTCGCCATTAAACCTGAGTGAGGAAGCCATCCAAATCGACGTTTTGTTTCAGTATTAATGCGCTCGTTGTAGCCTTTAATGACAGGCATATAAAGGTTTTCATAGCGTGAATAACTAACGCCATATTTTTTTTCTGCTTCACGAATTTGCTTTAAACGCTTGTGGTAAGTGGCTGAGTCTGTATGAGTAGTAAAGCAGATCACTTCATGAGGAATCTTGAGACGATCCAGAACGTTTGATAGTGCGTAACTCGCAGCAGCGGCAGTATGGATTTTAGAACCGCACATTGAACCTGACATATCGACGACCAAGCTCACAGCAACGTCTTTGGTTTTTGATTCAACGCGCTTACGAAAAATTCGACAATCACCAGTTGAAGCCAGTCGTGCTAAAGATGAACTGTTTAATTTTCCTTGTTTTAATCCATTTTCCCATACAGATTTACTTCGTGCCTGAATTGCCCGCTCCATATCTTTCTGCATAGGACCAACCATTGAAGCTACCTTGTCTTCAAGACGTTTAAACATCTTGTCATCGTAATGAAGTTTAGGAACTTCAAGCGGTTCAATGACATCACCTTCATTGGTAAATACTGCGTATTTAGATTTTTTAACGTCCGCTGCTGTGCGTTGTGCAATCTTCTTGCTTAGTTGCTCACTGTAGTTGTTTTCGGTGTCTTTTAACGAGTCCAGAATTGCGGCCACAAATTCACTACGAGGAGGGGCACTCTTCTTATCGTCACTTTCTAGTGAATGCTTAACTGCATTAGGCCGTTGTTTAGCTTTTCCACCACTACCGCCTTCGCCTTCTTCATCTTCGCCCTCATCGGCACCAACAGCTCCACCTAGAGAACCACCTTCATCATCATCTTCTTCATTCTCATCTTCGCTATTGCCTACACCAGCGCTTTTACCTGGCGATTTTGGCTCTGGTAAGCTGTCGCTATCTTCATCATGCTCGCTGTCAGGGAGTTCTGGCAATTCAGGCTCATCTTTCAGTACCTTATAGATACGCTGAGCCAAATCCATTGTGTCTTTTGTGGACTTTAATTTTTCAATCTCTGGCTTAAAAGGAGTAAGCATGTCCCACACAGGTTTAATATGCTTCATTTTGTCTTTTAAGTAATGTTCAAAGACTTCCTGACCACTTAACGCACGTAACATTGGCAACATTAAATGTTGCGTAATTTCTTCATCAGAAGCTTTTTCCTTTACAAGTTTTTGGTATTTATCGTCAATCAATTCATCAATGAAAAATTGGCTCGCATTTTTCATATTGATATTTGAACCGCGATATTTTTCAGCCATGCAACGTTCTACACGCGCTTCTTCTAACAATGAAGTTAAAGTCTTTACCTCTTCAGATCCTTTTAGCTTGAGAGAAAAATCGGTAAAAAGATACTTCGCTACCTCTTGATCAAGAAAACCTTGAACCGCATCAATCAGCGAATCTGGTGAATTGTCCGGAAGATATGGAAGGTTAATTCGCACAGGTTTGCCTGTCTTTGGATCCTTATGCACACCTGCCTCAATACCTTCTTGCGTTACTGCAATATCAGAGTTAGTCAGTGCTTGGGTAACGACGACAATTGCTTGTCTTAAAATATGTATGCGCTCATTCATTGAAAATTCTCAATCTAAAAAAATCATTATTGGAGGTCTATATACAGACTTGACAGTATATTAATAAGTGCTTACTAATATTAAAAAGCATTATAAAAATATTTATTGAAAAATAAAGAGTGAAATTGGGGAGATTTTGAGTTTTAATAGAGGGTTTATTTTGACCGTGGTCAGCATCAAACCTTGGACACTAACCACAGAGAAGGGTCAAGTGAGGGATTTTTAATTATTTAGGTAGACTCATAAGACTATATAGCTAAGTTTAATAAACAAATTTTCGCCAAGTGCATTGTTAATCACAAGAAAATCACCGCATTCCTCATTTTTTCCTTTAATTACATTAATTTGATTGCCCTCAAAGATCAGTTCAGAACCCTGCTCTGCCAAGAAATCTGCTACGGTTTCAGGTGTAATAACTTCAACACTTTTCGACATTTTTTACTCCTATACTCTAACTATCATACTTTTTTGACAAATAATTGGCTTGAATGAGGCTTATACTTCCTCTTGGTATCAGTCGATACGTTGTCATTATAGTATGATTGTCTGCATCAGCTAACAAATTGCCTGTACTTAAAATGAGCATCTACTCACCTATAGTCTGACCATTAGTTTAACCCAAAAATAAGAAAATATTAATCAATGCTTACTTACTAAATTTTTCCGTTAATTGTGACCGATGTCATGTTATCCAATCCTATACAAATCTGTACTTTTCTTGAACTTGGGTAAATCAGCACTTACTGATATAATTTACCTAAACCGCAAATATTTTAAGTCTATAATGTTGTATCGAGGATACATTCCGACATTATGACTTTATATCTATTAAGAATATTCTAAGGAAAACGTTACTATGAAATCAGCAGCTACTAACACCAAACGCAAACTAACTGTCGCCCAATATCTCGACGCTCAACTAAATGCATCGGATCTGAATCAGTCGCAATTGGCAGAGATCATGGGTATCAATCAAAACATGGTTAGCTTCATTGTTCGCGGTAAAAGCAAATTACCTCTTGAACGTGTGCGCGCTATGGCCGATGCTTTAAAAATCGATGCTAAAGACCTCTTCATGCGCTGCCTAGAGGAATACATGCCTCATCTGCTTGAAGAAATGGAAGCCATGATTGAGCAACCTCTTATTACTGATGCAGAATCGAATTTAATTAAACAAATTCGCGAAGCAAACGCTGGCCATAATTTTGAGTTTTTCAATAACCCAAGACAGAAAGAAGCCTTTGATGCTTTCCTAGAAACACTTAAAGCCAGCTAATCTGTTTTTATTCTTACTGCCCGATCAAGTTCGGGCTTTTTGCTATTCATACCCTTTAAATTACTGTTTTTAAATTTTTCTTTCATAGCTCCTCCTAAACTTGAAAACGTTACAAAATCAAGATTGGTATAGATTACCAATTTAAATCAAACTTTGAAATACCACTCTTAATAGAAAAGTACGTATACGACAGGATATGACGCCCTGCCTTTTTGCACCCCCAAAAAATATAATAAAATGTATCTTTTATTACATTTTTTATTTTTCGACATGTGGTAGACTGTTTTTATATCCTTTCCGTTTTTGGAAAAATGTAATAAAAAATTATTTGGTCGATTTATGGCAAGAACAACAACTGGAAAAGCCCCATATGTGTCAGAAGATGATCTTGAGATTACTTTGGCCACTCAAACGGGCGTAAATGCATTACGGAACAAATGTGTTTTGTATTTCTCACACTTCCTTGGGCTTCGCGCTAAAGAATTATCAATGTTAAAGGTCGGCGATGTTTACGAGGTGAAGAAGGGTAAGCTGAAGGATATTATTCGATTGCTCGGTAATATTACTAAAGGCAACCGCTACCGAGAGGTATTCCTGGTCAATCCAATCGCTAGATCACTGGTAGAAGAATACATAACAAAAGAAAGACCAAAGGATCCAGACGCACCTTTATTTTTATCGCAGAAGGGCGGTCCATTCTCACCAAATAGCATGGTGACCATGATTAATAACTGTTATAAGAAGGCTGGTATTCAAGCAACCAGCCATTCCGGTCGACGTTCCTTTGCCACAAGGCTAATAAGAAAGGGCGGTGATATTTATTCAATTCAACAATTGATGGGGCATAGCTCAATCCTGACCACGCAAAAATATTTTGCATCGGATCCGGAATTGCTCCGCCAAGTTGCTGAAAAGTTAAATTAAAATTTCAAAAATCTAGTTTTGTGCAGCAGGCTTTGGATTTCAAAGTCTGCATATAGATAGTTGCAGTCTCACCATTATCTAGGTAATCATCCATTCGCTGCTCAAAATCTTTTTGGTTGTAGAATTTTAATTCATTAATATCAAAGCGGTTTTTATCAAATTCAACGGCAACGGCTTCGTTTTCATTCATGAGCTCCAGAACCTTATTTGCACCTTGAATGCCGCCAAGCATATCAATTTCGCTCTTGGCTAATTTAAATTCCTGATCATCCAACTCATCAGCAATCTTGTTTGCTTCTTCTAAAGTTTTCGCACTCGTAGCATCAAAGAACACAACTTCACCATTTGCATTCTGAATCCAAGTACCTATTTCAAAAGTTCCATCTTCTAATTGTCTGATTTGATTCTGCATTTTAAGCCTATGAATTTATATGTAAGCAATTAGAACTAATAAACATTTTGTTTTGGTTAAATACAATCTGATTTTTAAATTAATAATCTATATAGATTTCTATATAGATTTCTACATATCAATGAATACAAGTTTATACATTGTTATCTAGCGCATTTACTATTACACTACGATTTTCGCCAACGTTTATGTTGAGGATTTAATGAAATTATTGATCGCCAATTCAAAAGGTGGCGTCGGCAAAACAACTACGGCTACCAATTTGGCTGCATGGATTGCCAATAATGAAAAACAAGATGTAGCTCTTGTCGACCTTGACGCCAATAAAAATTCGGTTAAATGGGGGATTTATCGTCAAGCCCAAACTTTCTTAGAAAAGACCGGCTCAATCAAAACTTATCATTTGTTTGGTCAACCTGAAATTGACAAAGTCATTCCAAAAATTGAAAGTGAAACACCCAACGTAATTCTCGATTGCGGTGGTTATGACTCTTCTGGCTTCCGTGAAGCGCTGCTTTGCTCCGATGCCATTCTTATTCCAACTCGCCCTAACCAAGCTGACGTAGAATCAACTGGGGAAATTTTGGAATTAATTGAAGAAGCAAATAATATCCGTGTAAATGAAAGGGACCTCGATCCACTTCATGTCTACATCTATATCACTCAAGTCCCGACAAATGCACGTATCACAGCTTTAGACGATGCGCGTAATGCGTTTAAAGAAGTTGAAGATTTTGCAAAAGTTCTCGATTCAGTAAATTACGACCGTATTGCATATTCAAGAGCTTATGGCATGGGTCTTGGTGTTATTGAGTTAAATATTGGTGCCTCTAAGGCAGCAGAAGAAGTAAATGCATTGGCTGAGGAGTTGTTCAAATGAGTGGACGTGGTGGATTATCATTAGGCAAAGCTGCAAAAGTACAAGCTGAAAATTCAAATGCTTCTGATTTTACCAAGAGTGCTCCAGTACAAACTGCAACAGCAACGCCAGAAGCTAATGAAAAACCTGTAGATTTTGAAAAGCTTGATGAGCTATCAGGATTAAGCAAACCTAAAGAGAAAAAGGACCGTGAAGCGCCTTGGCGTCAGGGCATTAATATTGCTCCTGAAGACTTGAAATTAATTCAACGTCCTTTTAACAACAATATTAGCCAAGAAATGTACCTTCGTTTGAACTGGCTTAAATCTATCAGCTCCATTGGCATGGGTTCTAACAAGACCACTTTTACAACCATGCTCAATGAAGCTTTAGAAGAATATACGGCTCGTCGAATCAAAAAACTCGGCGACAATTACGACGTCTGACCAAGAAATTCAAACCATTCGTCGTAAATAATATTCTCGTATTTTAGGGCAAGCAGTTTGAAGTCAAAACCAAAGGCTTCAAACACAGCTTGCTCTAAATTTTTGAGCTTTTCATGCTCCTTTTCCTCATTTGATTCCCAAAATAAATAGTTTGTTTTGATACTCACAGGGCAATTTTTAATAATTTCTCTCGCTAGTTTTGAGTTTCTAGCCGCCACATTGGCTTGTCTAACTTCTAAGTTTGTCACTTCATCAAGGCTTAATCCTGATTCTAATGAGAACAACACAGCCTTTCTTTCAACTTCCTTCAGCTTCAATAAACCAGCAATTAGGTTGCTCACCGTAATGGAATGATCTTTTTTTGATTTAAATCGGGCAATTTTTACCGAGTTGATTTGGCGGTTATAAATAGCGTCATTAATCTGACTAACCGCGTATTCAATTTCCTTATCAATTTGACTTTCTTCATTTTTAAACTTGAATTTAGCAATTACGGCGTTTAATTGATAATTTGTAATTCTTTCAATGTGAGTGGTCCATAATTTCGTAGTTGCCAAATCGCTATTTTTAAGTGCAGGCAAAACACCAGGAACAGATTTTAGTAGCATAAAAAAACTCCGAAATTATTGAAATTATCGGAGCATTCTATTTTAGGAAATTTTAATTGTTCATCAAAATGCTTAGGCTATTTTATCTAAATGTCCTGCACGGCGCACATGATCTAAAATCGGCTCTAAGGCATCTTCAATTGTTTCATCATTCTGAATCAACATATCGTACTGGTTGATTTCGTTTATCCAATGAGATTCGACCTGAATCATGACCTCTAAACGTTCCGCAAGTTTCTGATCTGCTCGAACAATTAAACGTTGTAGACGGCTTTTAATATCAGCGTCGACAAAAACCCCAAGATATTTAATTTCATTTGCTTTCAGATAACGCTTAATCTTCTTATATCCATTTGGGTCGACAATAATTATGGCATTTCGATCATCTGGCAAGGTTTTGAAATTATCAATCGTTACGCCATATTCATAATTACCATGTTTATTTGTCTCAAGGAACTGATCAGCCTTTTTTAGTGCATCAAACTCTGTTTGAGTAATAAAGTGGTAGTGCAAACCATCAACCTCACCTTCCCGTTTCGGCCGTGATGTTGTGGTAACAATACGATTAAACCCATATTTCTCGGTCAGCGCGTCAGCAATGGCTGTTTTGCCGCTGCACGTTGTTCCAGATAACAATACAAACATCGTCATACCTCATAAGAAGAGGCGGTAGAACCGCCCCAATTAATCCCGATCAATACACTTCCAACCTTGGAAACTTCCGCTTGAATAAGGGATGCAATCTGTAAATGCATAGTAATCATATTGGAAACCAATCTTACGCGATTTCTTCTGTGTAGATGAAGAAGAAACAGGCATCGGTTTAGCAGGCGTTGTAACAGGCTTCACAGAACGAATCGTACTAGGTTTTGTCACGGTCTTAACTGGACTAGAACGAAAACTTGTAGTGGTCGGAGCGCGTGTGGACGAGCTGCTGTAAGACCGCGCAAAAGATGTCGAAGGACGAGCTGAGGATACAGACGCTGCTCTCGCTACCACCACCGCTTCACTTTCTGCCAGCTTCTTGGCAGCTTCGATAGCGTTTTTGAATTGCTCTTCAATACGTTTTAAATCATCAGCTTCCGTTTTATCGATTCGATAGCAGTCCTCAACCATACGCGGCAAATACAACGAGTAATTCTGGTTACTGTTGGATGGACGCATAATGGCATTTGAACGCACAGTGATTATTCGACCAATCCAGTCACTAGGGTTTGCATCCACCTCGTCGCGCATTTTTTCATTCTTGATGGCGACATCCACAATGACTTGACCACATGCAGATTTACAATGCAAAGCTCCAGCTCTCCCTTGGTTCTTTGAACCCACCTTACCCGGATTAATGCTCACGACCTCCAGCTCACAATCCGCATCAAGTTTTAATTTAACTTGGTGTTTACTTGTACCGTCTCTCCAGTGACCTTCTGGATGCTTGATTACCAGCCCCTCTTTGCCCTGCATAAGTACATTAAAGAAGTGATCGTAAGTCTCGCTCAATGAGTGGACAACATGCGTATCAATCAGCCGCACATACTTAGGCTTAAACTTGGCCAGCATCGATTTAATCAGTGCAATACGGCGTTTATATGCTGCTTCAAATTTTCCCTTTGACTTAACAGAGCTAAGCGGAATGAAGTCCCAAATCATATAGATCGGTTTTTCATTTTCAGCAAATGAGCCACCCTTTGTGACCGAATTCAAGATGCCATTTCCTACCTTGCGCGGCAGAACTACACCATCACGCTCGACAAGTAGTTCGCCATGATATTGGACATCTTTGATCAGCATATTCATTTCCGCAGTAAGGTCGGAAAAATGCTCCATAGGTAACGGCGTGCCCTGGCGTGAGGACAAGAAGAACTTCTCTTCTAAATTGGTCCCGTTGGCAAACATGCCATCAGCTTTTTCTTGCAAATAAATGCCATCTTTCCACGGCCATGCCTTCAGCTTTACTTCACTAGGCAATGAACAGCGTTGGTATGGAAATACAGGAATCAAATCAGGCACGACTTTGTTGATCGTTGCATCACTAAAACCTGCACGTAAATCTTTTCTTAAAATTCGAATTAAAAGCTCGCCTGACTTCTCTGATAATTGAGCCAGTTGGCTACGCAGCGCTTCGCGCGCTGCATTGCCTGTTAGTTCACGGTTATTAAGCTTAGATAGGAACTCAAGGGTATCAACCTCATCAAACATTAACTCCCCTGTTCCTGCATCTTCTGCTTTTGGCAAAATTCCAAAGACAATAAACGGGTCATATGCCAAACGCAGAACTTCTCTGAACAACCCCTTTTCTGCTTCAAAATCCATGAGTAAAGCTAGTTTTTCATTTTTTGAGCTTTCAGATGCAATTTGGTTTAAAGCCTCTAGTAACTGATCGCTATTCATTGCTACACCTTATTACTGCTTTGCAAATGAAGGAATAAATGAATCTTTAAATGGGGAATCGCCTTCTTTGGATTTCAGCATTTCGCTTTTAGCGTTTTTAATCACTTCTCTAACATGGGCTTGATGAGCTTTAAATACTTCTTCGCCGAAATGCTCTTTTGCAGCTTGCAGAAAGACCGCTAGCCAATGATTGGTAAAATCACGAAGCATGTGACCTAGATCAAGCAAATATTCATCTTCTGATTTTTGAGCCAATAATTGTGCATATTCCTGAATTGATTCTGTGCCGGTATTCACGACTAATGCTGCTTGAACCTGTGCAACCACCCCCATAATGGCTCTCATGTAAACTTCAAGCTGTTGTGGACCATTAACGTGAGCTTTTACAAACTCTTCGGTTAAATCCTGAATCTTGCGCATGTGATCAGGAAGCAAAGTCATGAAGCGTAATTCCTCAGCATCTACATTTGACTCTTTTAATGCCTTGATTAAAGCTTCTAATAAATCTTCTGCGTTGCTCATAATTTTTCCTGTGTGTTTGCTTTGAAACGGTTAGCAATTTCTAAAAGCGATAATCCGCTCTCGATACTTGGTACAGTTAAGCTCTCACTCTCGATATATAAGTTAGCGCTTACTTTATTTTCTTGTTGCGATTCTACATGATCATCTTTGGTATTCAAACTATTTTTCTTTAGTTTAGTATTGATTGCATCACTTAATGAATAATTACCCTTTGAATTAACTGGAATTTCTTTATCTAGTTTTTCACCATTAATATTAGTAAGTTCTAACTTATAATCAAATTTAGAAGAAATAGAAATTCCTTGTTTAGCCAGCCGCTTCCCAACTTGTTTTCGCATTTCTGAACGATCAATGTAATAGAGAGCCTTACCTGCCTCAATTTCACGTTCACGCATTTCGGCAGCTTCACAGTGATGTCTGTGGATAGCGACTACGCAAACTGCATCCACCTCGCGCTCATTTCCCTCCTGAACATTATGGATACGCTTTAGGCATGCAGCATAATTAGGACGGTTGCCAGTATGAGGGCAAAAATCGCAGTAATAGGCATTTGTTCCGCTTCTGGATAATTCCAAATCGAGTACAGGAAGAGTTTTAGTTACCATGATCCTTGAACTCCTTTATAGGCAGCATACTCATCTGTATCAAGAATTAATTCGCTCAGTTCGCTTCTGATAGGTCCAAAATAATTTTGAAAAATTGACTTGATCTCAGCTTCTCGCCCTTTGTCAAAAATATTGGATGCTTCGCGACCGAAAATTGATTGAGCATATTCAATTGGATTAATCGAATCCGAATTGGTAGACAATTCATCAACTAGATTACGTACAGCAGCCTTACTTAAATTCTTTACCCTTTCTGCTACTGTTGAGTAAGAAAGTCCTTCGTATTTTTCAAGAATTTCGACCGTTCGGTGATACCCGCCCTTGTTATCATGGTAATCAACAGCCTTGATCGCCAAGCCTAATACTTCATCTTGAGTATGCTTGTGGACAGCAAAATATTCTGTGAGCTCCAAAACCTTTTCATTCGTTGTGGTTTTTGTCACCATAAACCGACAGTGTGGAACCCCAATAATTACTCTGTTCATTACCAAGACCCCAAAACTTCACCATAAAATTCTTGTCGTTGTGCCATGAGCTGAGCTGCCTTACGCTCTTCCTCTTCTTGTTTTCGTTGCCGTTCTTCCTCTGATTCATAGTTGAATGTAAATTTGTACATGTCATCAACTGGAATCCCGAACGTTTGAGACAAGGTTTCCAAGTATTTTTCAAAACCCTTTTCGGTAATCGCTGATGCGAAAGGCGCTCTAATGGCATTAATCTGAGAGTCGAGAGTCAAGTAAGTAATAAAATCATGGAAATTATCAAATTCGTGCAAGATTTCGCTTTCACGTAAATCGCTATATTCACCTGCTTTACCTTTTACTTTTAGTGTTTTATTAAATTCGGTATCAAGAGTTGCACCATTACCTTCTTGATGGTGTTTGACTTGAGCGGTTTGATTTACCGCTGAGCCATAAATTTTGAATAATTGCGTGTTGCGTTTAGCTCCGTCCTGTACCGATAACAAGAACATCGAATAATATTTTGTCCCACTCGTATGCAATGAGTAGGCACTTCTGACCACAATTTTTAAACTCATAGTAAAAGCACCTTGAAAACTTCAACAATATTTTAAAAACAATGATTTGGAATCAAATACGATTCAGACTTTACCCATATACTTAATGCGTAAACTTACTGCGCTAATTGGCGTAATTGGTATCGCTTTTCGATACGCTGTGCGAACGATTTCAGGGTCGACTTCATTGGGGTCACATCCAGCAGGCAACGTGGCCAACCTTGCTTTTATGCCAAAGCTATTTATCTTTAAACATGCGTCGATCGCAGACAGAATTGCGGCAGGCTCTCCATCCCACATAATCGTCACGCACTCCAATCCCTCATCTTTAAGCTTTAGTAGTTCAGCCATTTGAGATTCATCACCACCTACCGAAAGATGCTTACCAAATGACGCGACAACTCCAACATTGCAAAGGAACTCGTCTTCCTTGAAGGCTTGATATATCGCCATAGCGTCAAAAGCACCCTCTCCCATGACGATTTCAACGTAACCTAGGGCATTATGGCCGTTATATAGGTAAGTGCCCGTAGACGCGAAACCAGGAGGAAATAGATACTTCTTTTCAGCCTTTCCTGTAATGTCCCGACCCTGAAAAGACACAAGCTTGCCTTCAAGGTCCCTGACAGGAATGATGATTCTCATGCTGTAGTTTTGGTATTGCTTTTCACCCGTTGGGCCTATGTATGCAAACCAACCCTTTTGACAGAATTTCAGTCCAAATTCACGACACGTATCGAGCGTTATATTTCGCTCTTTAAGGTACTTTAGGTTCTGACCCATGATCGGCAAGTCATAGGCTTTTGGAAGCTTTAGATCGCCAATTTTGGTTTGTGTGGGTTCACTTTTGCGCTTTGGCTGCCAGCCCTGCTCCTGAGCAATTGCTTTAACATGCTCGACTATCTCTTTATTGCTTAGGCTATTACCGCCTATACCAGCCTTAATAAACTTCCATTTCGAGAATTTGGTTTCGCAATCACCATGAAAGCAGTTACCCAAACCCGTATCCTGATTCAGATAGACTTTCCAGCTTGAGTTACCACATACCGGACATTCCTTAACATTCAACTGGATTCCGTTTTTTCCGCGAGTTACTTTGTATTCAAACCCTTCGCGGTTAAGCCAATACTCCATATCAATGCGGTCTAATATCTCCGCTAAACTTTCTTGATCGCTCATATTGCAAAATCGCATTAGATAAAATTAGCGCTTATTTATACTAGCACAAATTTATAAATAAGCGCTTACTATAATATTGGGTTAAATTTATTCGACGCTAATCACTTCTTCCAAGAACCTCATCATGGACACATTCTGCTTAATCACCACAGTAACCCCCATCTCTTGGTTTCGAGAAGCTGCAAAGTACAATCGAGCCTGACCTTTCGCTCTCTCTTCCTCTGTAATGTTGATGGAGATTGCAACGTCAGCGGTCCTGATTTTGTTAAAGTCCTCAGCTACGTGCTCTGCCTTGGCTACCGTTGACTTAAAGCCCTCACGGTTGGTCTGAGTAGCTGTCAGTAACGCCACATTCTCTTCAAAAGCAATCGCGCGTAAATCAACATAGACAACTCTTGAGTTCTCTTTTGGGTCATTTGTACGAATATCTGGACGCATCAAATCTGCATAGTCCACAATGATCATATCGAACTTGATTGGCGGTCTTATCGTTCCATCAGGGTTCCGCCCAGGATTCTTATACCTATCAATTAATGCTCTTAGCTGTGACGGAGAAAATGTACCGGAACCAAATTCATGAATAATAAATTTGCCCGCCGTCTTGGCTACCGTCTCGACCGCAGTTGCAACACTTGCAGCCTTCGACGCCAATTCTTTCATGATCACTTTTGAAATAGAGGCATCTAAACGGTCTGCAATAATGTCTTTACCAACTTCTAGCGTTACATATAGAACGTTGTATTTAGCAAAGCTTGCGATACGGCCAAAGTGAATAAGCGCTTGCGTCTTACCTGCTTTTGCACCGCCCATTAATAGAGACAGCTCCTTGCGTCCCCAACCTCTGTGATACAGCAGATCATCAAGTTCTTTACAGCCAGTAGTAATGCCTGTCGGAGGTACTTTGCCTGTCAGCTTCTCGATACGTGCCAGCTTACGATTCAACGCCTGAGCGAAGAAGTCATAACCAACACCCTCTTCATTCAATCCGACCGCAATAGCTTCCTTGATACGCGCTTCAATCTTGGCGTAATTCCCTGCCTCAAGATCAGGAACAGAATTAACAATCGCATTGGATACCGCCTGTTTTCGCGCGAACTCAACAACCTTTTCTTCAACGAAAGCCTTGTCAGTGACATAGATGCCAATTAATTTCTTCCTTGCTTCCACAATTGCCGCTAAAGTTTCTCGCTTATAAACTTTAGAAGCAGCTTTATCCTTGATAATTTGGACAACAGAAGCAGGATCAGGAGAACATCCATATTTATTGAAGTGTTGGAGCGCAATATCGACCAGACATGCTTCACCCTGATTTTCGAAAAATTCTGGCTTCAGAATATGGGCGGCTCTTCTAAGAAACTCATCGTCACGTAAAGTTAAAGCCGCAATTTTTGATTGAAACTCATCGTCGTAATCAAACTTTTCTTCGGTGAAGCCTTCGAGTTCTTTATCAACGACCTCTTCTTCATGAATTTCGGCCACAGCAGTAGACATATAAGATAATCCTTATAGAAAATAGATGGCTTACGTTTAAGATTTAGATTTCGACTTTCTCTCTAGCTCATCAACTAGGTCTTCAATCCCCTTAGTTGGTGAGAACTCGGAAATTTGGTGTTTGAAAAGAACACGCGCACGATAACGACCGTTTTTATCACCATTCAAATAACAACGAAGCGAGATCGTTTCTGCATCCGCAGCACGGATGTATCCACGCACAACTTCGCCGTCTGTTTTAATGACTACAATTTCCTGTTCTTGCTCTTGCAGCTTGCGAACAAACTTCATGTAGCCCATTTCTTCAATTTCGCATTCGTTCGCAGGCAGCCTACGCCCATACGTTTTACGCGGCTGAAATTGAAGTTTTTGCTTTTCTTCCGTATTTAAGTAAATAGACTCCTTTGAAATTGGAGCGCTATTGCCGAACTTGTTTTGTATCGCAAGTTCTTTCTGCCATTCGCTCATTAAAACCTCGAAACATTAGTAATTACTATAAAAACGATATTATCAAATTATAGTAAGCGCTTATTAATATTTTAAGAGAAAAAAGCATTAAATACTGGATTTAATAGCTTGGTTGATGATCGAAATGTCAAAAGACTCTAAAGCTTTTTCAATGCGAAGTGCATCATAGCGATAAATGCATGTCCCTAATGCATAATGCTGCACTTGACGCATCCGCACCTGCTTAACAATAAAATCTTCATAATCAACTTGCATTGGACTGTTATGAAAAAGTGTAGCGGTAAAATATGGACTTTTAGCGATCTGGAGCGAAGCTTGACAATAAGACTCCCACTCATGGAACACTTCAATTAACAGTTCTTCTTTTTTTAGTTGAGCAGGTCTAGGTGGCAAAGGTCTACCATTCGCAATCACCTTAAAGCATTTATCAAATGCGGTTTTTAAATAGAAGTCATAACGCATTCCCAAAGCATCAATTGCCTGTCTGAGTCGCCAAAATGACAAGGCCTCACGGCTGAGTAAGAAATCTCGCTCCTTAATGGGTTTAACGAATTCGGCCGCCTTATGATCAATAGCTTTTCTATAAAAGTTTCGATATTCATTTTTGAAAAGCCGAAAGAAGTAATAAGTGGCTTGCATGGGATGCATCAGCCTATAGTCAAACCACTTGGTTGTCATTAACTGCGTTTCTAGCTTCCGCTCTTTCTTGGGAATGTATTGAATGGTGAGAATTTCGTAATGTTCTAAATCAAGGTCATTGCCATAAAAGTGACCCGCCCAATCTAAATACTTGGGTATTTGTTTTTCAACTTGGGACATCCGATCGTTTCCGAATAATTAATATAAAAACTTAAATATTATAGAAAGTATTATTTAATTATTCGTTAGCACTTCAAAAACCCAAGTTTTCGGAAAAGACCCAAGTGCCGGAATGTTTAAGCCGGTCTTTTAGAGTTATAAAGTTCAATTAATGCGTGTTGTAGAGTTACGCCTTTAATCTGGGCATATTCGCGGACGTATTCCTTGGTTACGCCTTCATCCAGCTTTAATAGAGCCTCATACAATCGTTTTATGCCATTTAATTCAAATTCATCCTTTTCTTCTACTGGCTTTTCAATAGCAGACTTATAAACGCCAGATTCAACGATAAATTCTTTTAATGGGTTCTCTTTGTTAAGGTCCTCTTCGCTGAGATCACTACCCAAAAACTCTTGGGTCGATACTTTTGGAAGCCTAATGTTTTCTAAAGGAGTGCCTGTCTTTTTAGCTGAATCGGAAGAAGGCTTGCTGTCATGGATTTCTTTCGCTTCGCCTTCAATGAAGTTATCGGTTTTTAAACTTACTTCAAAATAAATGCCCGTGATATTACGTCCTGTCTTGATTTTCTTTTCAGTAATAAACAGGTCAGTAAAACTATTAATCTGATCAATTGCCGGCTTCAATACACGTTTATTGAAGTTGGTCATATCCGTACTTTCGGGATTTTTCTTGTCTCTATACTCATGAGGAAGAAGGCCCATCTTGGCACGGAAGTCCTCGAAGTCATAAACAGGAGTTTTACGTATATCCGAATTTTTCCAACTAGCGACCAACTCATACAGACGGATGCCATATTTACTGGTCACATCGCGTAAATTGTCGATGGCATATTTGGTAAAGGTTCCTTCTAGCTTGGTTACTAGAGGAATCACATCAGGAGCTAGGGTGATCGTTAATAATGCATCATCCTTAACGTATGAAACTCGTGATACCCAACGTGACCGAACCACCTCAATCTTGCCATTTCGCATTGTGGTGTAAGAAAAACGTCTTTCAAATAAGGTATCTTCGGCTTCCTTCAGTGTTTTATATGCCGCGCTCACTGTTGTATTAAATTTTTGGGCATATAAGGAAGCAGGAATCTCGATAATCGTTTCGGCAGTCAGATCTGCATTCTTGTTTCTGGAAACTAAAATGGCGAGTAGAATTATTCTTTGCTCAGCAGTGTCCAAAGCGTAGCTTGCATTAATCAATGCATTCGCTTTATAAACATCTGAATTCCTAATAAGTTCTGCCATATATTCCGTTCAGAAAGGTTTTATTGGTTTTCGTAAAAGGTACATGATTAGATAATGTTTGTAAATCTAGTTATCCAGCAGGAATTGAGCTGATTTATATTTAAGGATTTTGACCAAAACATGACAATGTAATGACATTACCGGAGTTTTTGTACCTTTATATGCATTCCTTCGGAATTTTTGTACCGTTATAGGGTTTTTAAACGGAGAAAATGTACCGTTATGACTCCCCTATCGGAGTTTTTGTACCGTTATCTTGATTTTGGCTATTTGCTTAGCGGAGAAAATGTACCTTTATAGGGGTGTGAACGGAGAAAATGTACCGAAATCCTTTTATGTATTCTTTAAGTTAATGGAAAAATGGCTTTAAAAGGTACTTATTCGGAGTTTTTGTACCTTTATAGGACTTTTAACGGAGAAAATGTACCGTTAAAAGCGATTTAACGGAATTTTTGTACCTTTTAAGCTATTGAAATTAAAGGCCAGAATTTTTGTACCGTTAAAAAGGAATATTTGTACCGTAATTAAAACTTTTTGTACCGTTAAAACGGAGTATTTGTACCGCTGAAACGGAGTTTTTGTACCTTAATAGGCTTTCAAAGCATTTATTAGCAATCGTTTCAGGCCCTCTAAAAGAAAAAAAGAAAAGATTTTAAATTCAAATAGGTTTTAAGTTATCCACAACGGAATTTTTGTACCGTTATTATCAGAACACTTGTAATTCAAAGCATAGAGCGTTTTTAAAAAAAAGAGTTCACAGAAAGAAGCGAAACATGTTTAAGTTTTAAATTCAAATTAATGTCTGTTTTGGAAATAAGAGAAAACAAGGATGATGCATGTTGTGAATAACATCAGGAATGTAACAAACGAAAGAAAAAAAGAAGCCATTATTAACGACTCATAGGCGCACACTGTAAACAAACAGTGACATGGATATTGTTTTGAATAGTAGAAGCTGTACATCCTGAAATCAGGATGCACAGCATGAATAGGGTTAAAAGTTTCATGCTAAAAATAATTTCTTTTCAGCAGAACGGCGATTAACCAAACCAGGAATCCGTTTACCGTTGTCAAAAACCCAACGATCAAACTGATTTGCAGCTCCAGTAAAATTGCCTTGGTTGAGTAAAACCAGCATTGTGCTTTTAACGAAAGCTGTCTCACCTACGTTGTAAACAAAAGAAGCCAGTGCATCGAATTGATTTTGCGACACCTTCACTTTCACACACTTATCAAGACATGCATCAACCCACTTACAATCGTTTTTGAGCCATTCTTCTGCTTGAGCGCGTGTGCAGGTATCACCCATTCTGACAGCCTTGCCATTTGGATATTTGATTGTTCCGAACCCGATAGTCGGTACACTGCCTGTATCCAGATATGCCGTATTCCTGAAACCTTCAAATCCACGAATAAGTTCATATCCTTTTTCGGAAATATCCCATTGCCCTGTAACGCCAGATTCAAGTTTGTAACCAATGAGTTTGGCAAAAGTTTCTAAACCCGCTTTTTCAATGATCTCATCACCAGCGGTTACTTGTTCTTGCGTTAACTTTCCTCCTGACATCGCCCGAAGCCAAGAATAAGTTTGTGCAATCTGGGCCATTTGCACTGATGCAAGCGTGGATACCATGCTACTCATTAATCTTTAAACTCCTTCAGGTCGTTTTTAATATCAGTTGCAACTTCGAAAATGTCGGAACCCTCCTTCTTTTCGATATAGTTGAAAATCCAACGGACAATAGCCCACCCCGGCAAGCCACATGTGAAGAAGAAACCGCCAAGAGCGATCATTCCCCATACGTCTGTTGCCCAAGCGTGAAGGTTAAATTTGATGATGATGAAAGAGCCGCCAGCCAAGCTTGAAATTACTGTGGTAATCAAGCCAACTCCCCACTCTCTCGGAGATCTCGGCATCCGCATCATGAGCACTACAGCCGCAACTGCCATCACACAGATTGCGACTACGATAGTCATGCCAAATGCCTTCCAAGCAGCGAATCCACCGATAGTAGTTGATACTGGTTCGGTCATGATTTTCTCGCCTTAGATTAGTTGAGAAAATATAACATTTTTACTATATTTTATAAATAAGCACTTACTAATAATTTATGAGTGTGTAAAAATTATCGTTGTTTAATTTTTAGGATGTTTACTATGGCATTAAAGCAGATCACGAAAGATGAAGCTAACCTTTTGAACGTTCTTTTAGGGCAAGTCAACTTGCTCGAAGGCCAAAATGGAAAGCCGGTTGAAAACTTGACCTTGATTTACGATCGGAAGACTCCTGGTCTAGCTTCGGTCGGACTGGTCTATGCAGATGAAACCACTACTACTGAAGAAAATGGCGGTACTGCGTAACCATTCGACTTCATTAAAAAGGCTTTCTTGAGAAGCCTTTTTTATTACTTAAATACAAAGTAAATCATAACAGAGCAGACTAGAATAACGGCACTTTAGCAAAGGTCCTTACTGGTACAAACTTCTGGTTTGTCAGCTAATTTCTTTACCATTCCATAAAATTTTCGGCATTTCGGGTCGGTTCAATTTAACTTCTTGCTTTACACATTTCATGATTACTTTGTCATAACCCTTTAGCTTTTCCATATGCGCTTCATTACTTGCCATTTCGACAGCTATTTCGGCCCTTTCAGCGGAACAGGCACTTTCTGTTTTAAATTCCCCAGCAATTACGCTATTAACTTCAGCCCCATTCAAAATCAAAGTAAGTATTAATAAATACATAACGACTCCTTAAGTTGGCATATAACCTACATAAATAGTTGTTACCCAAGATCTGGTATCTGTATCACCGATAGCAGGTTCACTTAATCTCAGTTGCAAATAGAGAGTTGTATCTTTAAAACAAGCTAGTAAGAAATTTTGTGTAGGAGGAAGTGGGTACAAATCACCCCCTTCGCCGTTGAACCAGAAGAAATTTATACCATCAACCCATATCCACATCTTGCCCGGAACACCGTTAGGTATAACGTTTGCTTTCCATTCATCAATTCCAACCATTTCTTCAAATGTTCCAATTTTAAGAATTCTTGGAGAATTCATGAAGGTCTGCAAATCCCATACAATTTCATTGTTAGCATTTCGTACTTCTAAATATGCGGATGAAGATGAGCTTATAGCTAAGGCTTCTGTATACTGACGGCAGTATATAGTCTGCCGTCCCTGATGAATGCCTTGATATAAACCTGGTTGGTATTGAGAATCTCTACCTGTGAATGTTTGCGGGTTAAAAATTACAGCATCGTCAGCATGCCACCAGTTTATTTGATCATCCCTTGCTAGTTTATATGGCGCTACGAACAGCGTTTCGTATTTTCCAGTAACAGGGTTACGAGCACCTGTTGCCCAATTAGAACTGGTCATATCTTGTGCAGTCCATACGATTTCACCAGCTTTTACTAAGACTTTGCTTTCACTGTTGAGAACAACTTCACCAGTATCGTCTTTAATTTCAATACCTATGGGCATAACTGCGTAGCTCCTAGTGATGAAATATTTTAAATGTGTTTGTTTCTGGAGGTAGGCCCCAATCATGCTTTGCATAAATTACAGGTGCTCCACCAGTAGTTTTTCCAAAGGTGATTTCTACATTAAAGATTATGTATCTACCATTGGTGTAGATGGCGTCAGTTGGAACAGCCCACCTAGGTCCATCATTAATTCCTGCAATGTTTTGCTTGCTGTAAGAACTTTGTTGAATCGTTACAGTAGTGACAAAAGTAATTACATGATCCGTTGTCGAATCATAAGCGATTGAGTTATCTGGATACCTTATTTCAAGTCTAGCGTTTGCCATTTACCAAATCCCTAATCTAATACGTGCCACGTTGTTATCGTCATAAACGGTAGTCAAACTACCTGTAATAACCATTCGCGCTCCATTAGGCTTCGTTGGATCCTTAAGTGTGGTTAAAGTTCCAAGATTTGCGCTAATTGCACTTAAACTTGAGGCATTGATTTTTTCCGCGTTGATATAGCCGATTGACGCATTGTCCAAATACAGTCCGGCAGGTACGACTGTTCCATTTGGCAACGTTGTGGCTGTCGGTTGATAAACAAATGCGTATTTAGGCGCTACAGAACCCGCTGCGGCATTAGATGGTGGAGCGATGGCGAACTTGTTAGCCTGAATAATGAAATCAACGGTTTTGCTATCGTTCTCAATCCCAACACCGCCAATTAAATTGCCGGATTGCAACTTCAAAGTTGCTCTTGATTTCAATCCATCAATTGATTGTTGCTGCGATTGAATTGACGCCGTATGTCCACCCACAGTTGTTTGCAGATTGGTAATACTTGTCGCCTGAGTTGAGACTTTTCCATCAATCGTTGATACCTTGGCATCAAGTGAAGATAGCGCTGAGGCCTCAGCTTTATTCGATAAGCCATCACTCAATGCTTTAATGTCCTGAGACCATGCGAACCACGAGTTGTAATCAGCACTTCTTCGTTCAGCAGTAAAAGCCGAAGAAGAACCTCGTGCAATTTGAATGATTGGGCCACCAGATGGGTCAATCCAATAAACGTATGTTTCAAGGGAGACATATGTACCCATGCCAGTCAAACCTAGCACAGAGGCTTGCTTGAACTCGCGAACGATACGCAATGGATAGTTTGACCAATACCACGATGGAGGCTGATTAGTAGATCGAGTATCGGATACTGCAACATCCTTTAATAAGCCATTCACAGATGCATTCAGCGAAGTAATACTTGAGCCTTGAGAGGTAATTGCACCTTCGGTTGTAGTTACGCGGTTGGCGAGGTTTGTTAGAGCCGAACTATCTGCTTTTGTTGCTAACGTGCCGTTAATATTGGTGATGCTATTGTTTAGCGAGGTAATACTACTGCTATGTGAAGCAATATCCTTACCTTGTTGAGTCACTGTGTTCGACAATGACGAAATGGCAGAAGCATTTGCATCCAGTTGAGTGGTTAAAGTTCGGGAGTCACCTAAACCTACAGG